CCGCCAAGGCGATCGTCGAGGCGAGAACGAACGAGAAGGGCGCGACTGTCAAGTTCACGAGCCAGTCCGACTTCGTGGCGCGCGTGAACAAGCGGCTGATAAACGTCGCCAAGCAAGCGATCTTGGAGAACATCGGAAGCTTCGCGGCTATCGAGCCCACTCACGCCGCTATAGACAGCCCCAGCCGGCTTAAATACCAGCGTGAGTTCATTCCCGGCTTGATCACCGGAGTCGTGCCAGTGAACCGCGAAATGTCGCTGGAAGAGAGCGACACGCGCCGACTCGAGAAGGTCTATAACGTCATGCTCGGCGCCGTGGTCGCCGACTGCGTTCCGGTTCGACCGTACATCGGCAAGTTCGCCCAGTTCATGATCGTGTTCGACGCGCCCTCTCCCCAGGAGGAGGCCGAGAACATGATGTTCATGTCGAAGCCCTCGCGTCGACCATTCGCGCTAGAGCGCGTGCAGGAGGCGATGGATGAAGCCGATATACGTCCGGAGCAGGCGTTCTGGACGGCGATGATCAAGCGCCCCAAGGCGGGTAAGTCGATCACGCCAGAGGAATTGAAGATGTTTCAGCCCTACTTCCATAAGGAGCTCAGCATCGTGAAGCCGCCGATCATCGTGCTCATGGGCGCGACGACGGTTAGAACATTTCTTCCCGATTTTAAGGGCAGAGCTTCCGAAGAGGCGGGGAAAATTATGTACGACGCCAGGCTCGACGCTAACCTGGTCATCGGCTTCGGACCTGGGGAAATCTGGCACGACGCCGATAAACAGCTGAACCTCAACGCTGTCTTCGCCTCTGTAAGTCAGCTCATTTCCTAGTGACATCCGCGCAGCTTTTGCTATAAATGATAAATCAAAATTGACGTTCAGAAAGACGCAGCACATGGCATATAAAGTCGTAAACGTCATCGACGCCGCCGCCTTGAAGCGCGACATGGCTTACTCGCTGGTAGATCTAACCAACGCGATGATTCAGCAGTCGAGCTTATTGGTTCACTACGGCGTCCTGCAAGCGCAGGCGTCAAAGCAGGTCGATGACGTAGCCATGCTGCGGGACATCGCCGAGTCGAAGGTGTGTCGAAAGATGCGCGACATCGCCGCGGCCGCCGGCGAGAAGGTGACGGAAGCCTCGCTCGCGATGGAGCTCAAGGGCGACAAGACGGTCATTCAATACCGTCGCGCGCTCAACGAAGCGCGACAGATCGAGGCGATCGCGAAGATCGCCGTCAAGGGGTTCATGGACCGCAAGGACATGCTCGTGCAGCACGGCGCTATGGCGCGTAAGGAAATGGATGGGGAGGTATCGATCAGACGCCGAGAGGCTGTAGACGAAAGCTTTAAGGGTTCAGCGAATCGCGTGGCCGCTATGGTCGCGCGTAGCAATGGAGAAGTAGTTTGAAATATTTGGAGTCTTTGGGTGTTATTCTGGCTAGCGGTCTGTTTATAGTCGGATGGACCGCGGCATTCTGCGCTTGGGTCACGCATGTTCTCGTCTGTATTAAGGCGGGCGCCTGGGTTCTATTGGCGTTCGGATGCGTGATCTTCCCGATCGGCATCATTCACGGCTTCGGCGTTTGGTTCGGGTACTTCAACTGATGGCCCGCATCATCCCCACGGTCGGTCGTGTCGTCTGGTTCTATCCTGACGATAGCTTCATCGGTCTCTATCACAGTCCCGGTCAGCCTCTCGCCGCTCTTATCGCTCACGTTTGGGGCGATCGAATGGTGAATTTGATGGTCATCGATTCCGGCGGCAACCCTGTGCCAGTCACGTCCGTCGATCTTCTGGGCGAAGATGACTCGACCGAAGGACGCGGTCGTCACGCGACATGGATGCCCTACCAGATCGGTCAGGCGAAGAAGCACGAATGATGACCCTTCACCCCTCAACATTCGAATATCTAAAACCGACCGACGAGCAGGTCGCGACGATGGCCGAACTGCGACAAGCGGCGAAGGTCTACAGCGAGGCGCTCGACGCTCTACTTCCCGCCGGCGCCGACAAGACGTTCGTGCTGCGGGCACATCGCGCCAATGCGATGTGGGCCAACGTCGCGGTGACGCGACACCAAGATGGAACTCCGCGCGACTAAATTCGTAAGTCCATGTTGATTTACCTCTCGAGTCCCGCGAAGTTTTCGCTATAATACTAAACAGCTGCATCGCTAAGTCGCGATGCAGCTAGTCTCAAAGTCCAAAGTCACAACAGCAAGAAAGTACCAAGTCACATGGCTATGTCAGCAGAAATGCTCGCGCTCATTCATGGCGCGAAGAATAAGTTCTCTCGCGGCGGCGGGAAGATCTACAAGCTCAAGGAAGGCAAGACGCGCTTCCGAATCCTGACGACCCCCACGACATCCCCGATCGCCGTCGCCGGCCAGTTCTGGCAGGAATGTGGCGTGAACTGGATCAAAACCGAGTCGAACGGCAAGCCCGTCGCCGTCGTCGGCAACTCCATGATCGTTTTCGGCGTCGAGAGCGCGGTGGACAAAGCGATCGAGATGGCGATCAGGGGCGCCGTCACCGACGACGACATCAAGCTCATGAAGGAATGGAAGGCGAAGACCACCATCCTTCTGAACGTCGTGATCAAGAGCGGCGGCGACGCCTCCGAGAACGCGGTCGCGCTAGAGATCACCCCGACGACCTTCGGGACGATCATGGGTATGGTCGAGACCTACGCCGACGATTCCGGCTACATTCTCGATCACAAGACAGGCTTCGAGTTCACGATCGAGAAGTCCGGTCGCGGTCTCGAAACCAAGTATGTCGTTCTTCCCCATCCCGGCGCCAAGCCGGTGTCGAAGGCTTCACTCGATAGCGCGATCGATCTCTTCGCGCTGGTCGAATCGGAGTTCTTCCGTGGAGAAGAAGGTAAGGCGCTGACGGCGATCGGCAATCTGACCGGCGTTAATGTCTCGGGTCTGAAGGTCGGCGCGTTGCCCGTTCGCAACACGGCTCTTCTGACGCGCCCATCGGCGAGCGTTCCGGATGCGGAAGTTGAAGCCGCCGCCGCGGCCGTCGCCGAAGTCATCGCGGCCGAACCGGAGGTCGAGGTCGTCGAGACCAAGACCCTGACGAAGCGCGAGATGATGGCGGCTCAATTGGCTGAACTCGAGGCCGAAGAGGCTCTCGAAGCTCAGATCGCGGCCAAGCTCGCGGCGAAAGCCAGCGCGAAGGCTCCGGCGAAGGCTCCCGCGAAAGCTGCCGCCAAGGTCGCCGTCGTCGAGAAGGTCGTCGAGAAGGCTGAAGATCAGTTTGGGGCCGCGATGGACCCGGCCGACCTCGACAGCGTTCTCAGCGAGTTGGACGCGATCTAAGAGACACTAGATCGACCCCAACGGGACGCGGTCTAGTATAGATGGGACGGCGCAGAGTTAAAGCGCCGTCCCATCGCCTTCATCGAAAACATTCTCCATTCGGAGCCCTTCGGGCCGAGAATGACCTCTGAATCATTCGCGAGTTTGCAATAGCGATGATCCGGTAAGTGCGTGAATGCGTGGCCTAATTAGCCAAGCGGTTCCTCGAGGGTGTTTTCCATGAAGGTCTTGATCTCCCGCATCAGTACAACAATGAAAAGGAAGAAATCATGAGCCGCATGTACTATGTCTGTGCCGAGGATCACAACGGCGAAGATCAGAGCCAGTTCGTCTGCGCCAACAGCATCATCGAGGCGTCCGAAATCTTTCACACGAATTACGAGTCGGAGCTGGATGATTATCAGGTGATGCGAATCTATGAGGCTCCGACCGACACGACCAAGATCGGCGTCATGGGTTGGGAAGATCTGACGAAGGTGATTCTAAAATGAGCGCCATCGATTTCATCGCGCGCATCGCCGCGCTCGATTCACCCTACGATCCGGAGCGCATGAAGGTTCTGAAGGCGCAATACGCCGAGTGCTATCGATACGCTTATGATGGATGCACCGATGATGAGGTGATCGCGGACACGCCATCTGACGACTGCTTCGATGACGCCGAGGCTCTCTGGAAGCTGGTCATGGAAGCTCGTGAGATCATCGCGGCGGCTGCATTATGAATGCGGGTTTCATGCTGATAGATGCGTCAAATTGGGGGTTCGCGGCGTCGTCGATGAAGCGGCTTAGCGTCGGCGATCAGGACACGCAGGGCGCCTTCGGCTTCATTCGCCGGCTGCGCGAGAGCGTGGCTCAGTATCCCATGCTGACGCCCATCATTCTGAATGACGGTATCTCGTGGCGCTATAACGCCTACGCCGACTACAAGGGCGATCGGAACAAGCCGGCCGTGACCAAGAACGAGATCGCGCAAGCGGAGATCCGGAAGTCCTACAAGAGCCAGAAGAAGATGATCAACGACGCGGTGGATCTTCTGGGCGTGCGTCGCATGTTCGCGCTCAACATGGAAGCCGACGACCTGGCCGCTATTACGGTGCGACGCTACGCCGACAAGAAGCGGATCGTCCTTATGTCGGGAGACAAGGACTGGATTCAGCTAGTCGGCAAGAACGTGGTCTGGGTCGATCTGATCAACAATCGCCGGATCGGCTTCAACACGTTCGGCACCAAGACGCCGTCCACGGAGTCGGTTGGCATCGGCTTCGAGCGCAAGTCGGGCGAGTGGGTCGGTCTGACCAGGCCAGATCAATGGGCCGAAGTGAAGTCTCTGCAAGGTGATAAGTCGGACTCGGTGACGGGTGTCGGCGGCATCGGAGAGAAAGGAGCGGTCGAGTTCATCGTCAAGTACGGATCGGTGAATAACTTCTTCAATGGTTTCCTGGATAAAAGTATAGACCCGGAGAAGCTCCCGGCTAAGTTCAGGGAGTTCGCTATATCCGAGCAGAAGCATGATATATATAGACGTAACATGCAGCTGATGGATTTAAATTCATCGGCAATACCTGTTCCGAACGGTCTTACATTAACGAAACCTTCCTTAGATGAGGCGGGCTTCGAAGCGTTCTGCCGTAAGTGGATGTTTCAATCAATATTGACTGGCGGCAGCGAATGGCTGGCGCCCTTTAGAGGAGTGACAGCTTAATGCCCCGCGGTGTGAAACGTCTCACAGGCTCGGTCGCGATCGGCGCTCAGGTGACGACGATCGGAAAGGGTCTCGGCGAGCTACTCAAGCTCCTCGAAAAAGAAGGTCACGCGATCTCCGCGGATCAGTTCGAAAAGGTCTTCGGGTTCATTCGGAGCACCACGAACAACATCGAGGAGCAGGCGCGCAAGGATCGCGTCGTGATCTCAGCCGGCGAGTTCTCGTGGGACGCTCCCGTAACGAACGGTCAGCCTGTCATGAGCGCCGGAACAATGGTCGCGCAACCTAGCTACGAGCGCCCCGCGGCTATCGCTAGGGTCGATACAGCGGTCGCCAGCGCAAAGCCTACGCAAACGCTCGAAGCCGCGAAAGCCGAGTGGAAGAAGCCCGCCGGCCGCATCGCAAAATCCTCGCCCAACCTCGAGTTGGCGGGAACCGTAACGCATCAGGAGATCACCACGGAGAAGCTCATGGTGAATCGTCTCGATGACGCGACCAAGGTCGGCTTTCTCGATGAGAAAGATCAAAAAGGAGATTTGGAATAATGGCATCCGTTGAAGACATTGCTGCCTCGATCGCCTCGCTCATTGGCGAGAACGACGAGCCTTCCACCGTCACGGTCTTTTTGTCGACCGGCTATCCAGAGCTTGACTACGCTCTGTCAAACCTCTGGGAAGGCGGCATCGCGGGCGGTCGCATGGTAGAGATCGCCGGACCTCCTTCGGCCGGTAAGACCGCGATCGCGACGGCCATCATGGCTCACGCGCAGCGCATGGGCGGCATCGCCGGCTTCATGGATCATGAGCGTTCGTTCTCGATGAAGCTGGCGCCGCAACTCGGGCTGGACATTCGACCGGGTAAGTTCATCTACCGCAAGCCGCGCACCTTCGAGGAGTCGATCACGATCGCCGTCGAGGTCGCGCGCCACATCCGCAAGAACAAGCTGATCGACGCCAAGGCGCCTATCGTGTGGGTGTTCGACAGCCTGGCCGCGATGGTGCCGCAGTCGGCCCTCATCGACGCTAAGACCGGCAAGGACAAAGAGGCCGGCGACCGCAACATGAACGACAACACCGCGCTCGCGCGAGCGACGTCAGCCCATTTCCCGGCGCTCGCTCAATCCGCGGATGATCTGGGCATCTGCATGATCTTCCTGAACCAGATCCGCATCGATCTGAAGGTTCTCTACGGCGACAATCGCAAGACAGCCGGCGGCGACAACTCCAAGTTCTATTTCTCGCAGCGCATCATGCTCAGCGCCTCGAAGATCACCAAGTCCTCGACGGACAAGGAGGTCGTCGGGATGCAGATAAGCGCGGTGATCAACAAGAATAAGGTCGCGCGGCCCTTCCGGACGGCTAGCTGGCGCTTCGAGTTCCTGCCGGATGGCACCGGCAAGTTCAACGTGTTCCGGTCGACCATCGACTTTCTCGTGAAGGAGAAAGTTCTCGAATCTTCCGCGGGTTACGTGAAGTGGGAAGGCGGCAAGAGCTATCCCGGCCCGCTCGCGGATCGGCTAGAGAAGGCCGGCGAATGGAGCAAGCTTCTCGCGCTCCTCCCGAAAGGATACACGCCGCCGGTCGTCGCGGAAATCGAAGAAGAGGCTGCGTGATCTGACTATTAACCGTCGATGATTTGATATAAGAAAGGGGATTCACTTGGAGCGAGCGCATGAGAGTCATTTCGATCTGGAACCCCTGGGCGTCCCTCATTGTTCATCGACACAAGTTCTTCGAGACGAGGAGCTGGCCCGCGCCAGCTGCTCTGATCGGGGAACGAATAGGGATAGCCGCGACCAAATCCATTCGACCGGAGCAGCTTACGGCCTACAACGATCCAGACTTTCAACAGTTTTACTCGGAGACGGGGCTACCCGAACTGATGGAACTGCCGCGTGGCTGTATTCTCGGCACGGTGGAACTTCACTCGTGCGAGGTCATGACCGAGGAATTTATGGAGGAAGTG